CACGTGGCGTGAAAGTTCCCTCTTCGAAACAAGTGAAGGTATCGGAGATGCTGAACATGTTGGTCGTCAGAGCCAACGTCAGCTTGTCACGCGAGCCGAGCATCTGCATGACCATATTGCGATGCTGCACGGCATTCAGATCGATAGCACGCTCAGAGATCCAGCGAACAAATCCATCGGCAGAGGTGTCGCGGATTTGCATAGGCAAGAGTTCTCGGAGAATGGGCTCATACGCCATGATCTTACCTTGAGCAAACTCAAAGCGTGCAACAGGCTGATCGTTGTTATACAGAATATAGTTTGGCATAATGGCCCTCCCTTCGGGTTAATAACGGCTTTAGTATAGCATAGTTTTTCCAGATTATCCAGCGATATCGGAACAACTTAGTATGGAATAAGGTGACTTATGGCATTTGACGAAAACAAGGCATTTCGTGTGATACGATTCATTGAATGCCTTAAGCATACAAAGGGCGAGTTTCATGGAAAGGAGTTCAAGCTGTTGCCTTGGCAGGAGAAGATCATCAAGGATGTGTTTGGCACCGTTCGAGATGATGATCCTACGATGCGACAGTATACGACTGCATATGTAGAGATCCCCAAGAAGCAGGGTAAGAGTGAACTGGGCGCTGCGATCGCGCTGAACATGCTCGTCAACGACGATGAGTGGAAAGCCGAGGTCTATAGCTGTGCTGCAGACCGGCAGCAGGCTGCCATTGTCTTTGATGTTGCTGTAGACATGGTGAAGCAGAGCCCAGCGCTGATGAAGCGGATCAAGATCGTTCCGTCCATGAAGCGCATGGTATATCAGCCAACCGGCTCTATATACCAGGTGCTGTCAAGCGAAGTTGCAACGAAGCACGGTCTCAACGTATCTGCTTGCATTTTTGATGAGCTGCATACGCAGCCGACACGAGCGCTCTATGATGTCATGACCCAAGGCTCTGGCGATGCTCGAAAGCAGCCGCTTTGGTTTTTCCTAACGACTGCCGGAACGGATCGAAACTCCATTTGCTGGGAAGTCCATCAGAAGGCGCTAGATCTTCTTGAGGGAAGAAAGCATGATCCGAGGTTTTATCCGGTCATTTTCGGTCTACCCGATAACGCAGACTGGCAGGATGAGAAGAATTGGTACATTGCCAATCCATCGCTTGGGCATACGATCGCCATTGACAAGGTCAGAGATGCCTATCGAAAAGCGCTCGAGACGCCTGCTGATGAGAATCAATTCCGACAGCTGCGTTTGAATCAATGGGTAAAACAGTCTGTGCGCTGGATGCCCATGGATCGCTGGGATGAAAACGGCGGTATTGTCAATCCAATTGCATTGGAAGGACGGGCGTGTTATGCAGGGCTCGACCTTTCTTCTACGTCTGACCTGACGACGCTGGTGCTGGTGTTCCCGCCGGGTGATGAGGAAGAGCCGTATACGGTACTCCCGTTCTTCTGGCTGCCAGAGGAAACGTTGCCTTTGCGTGTTCGACGTGACCATGTGATGTACGATACATGGGAGAGGCAGGGGTTCATCAAAACAACGGAAGGCAATGTAGTCCATTATGGGTTTATTGAGCGATTCATTTGCGAGCTTGGCGAACGGTATAACATCCGGGAGATTGCTTACGACCGATGGAACGCGACCATGATGGTTCAGGCTCTGCAGGATGATGGGTTTACCATGATCCCCTTTGGACAGGGATTCCGAGACATGTCACCCCCGACAAAAGAGCTGATGCGCATTGTTCTTGAGCACAAGCTCAATCATGGTGGGCATCCGGTGCTACGTTGGAACATGGATAACGCATTTGTTCGAACTGACCCTGCTGGTAACCTGAAAATTGATAAAGAGAAGTCCACGGAAAAAGTGGACGGAGCAGTTGCACTGGTTATGGCGCTGGATCGTGCCATGAAGAACCTGGGCGGCGGTGGCTCTGTCTACGATGACCGTGGGCTTCTTATTATCTGAGCTTTTGAAAGGAGGAATGGCATGCCATGGTGGATGCGAAACTGCGAGAATCTGGATAAGGCCGTGTATGAAGGCGTAGGTCGATACAATATCCCGGAGATTGCTCCAGTTTTGCTTGATAAATGCAACTTTATCGGCTTTAATCAAGCCAAACGATGCCCAAATCCGGGCGATCTAGGCGTACATTTCTTCTTGGATGACTACCAGTTTTTCCGGGTTTGGACAGGCGTTGAATTGTACATGCCCATGCTGGAGCGTTTCCATTGCGTATGTACACCGGATTTCTCACTGTATACCGACTTTCCATTGGCAGTACAGGTTTACAACCATTACAGGAAGCATTGGCTGGGCAGGTATTGGCAGGAACACGGGTTGACCGTCATCCCGAGCATCTCTTGGAGCGATGAAAAGAGCTTTGACTGGTGTTTTGACGGGGAGCCAGTGGGTGGAGCGGTGGCAATCTCTTCGGTTGGGACGCAAAAGGATAATGAAAGCCGGTATCTATTTAATCTTGGCTATACGGAAATGATGGCGAGGCTCAAGCCCTCGACCATCTTTTTTCATGGCGCAATCCCCAAATGGTGCTACGGAAACATCGTACCCATCCAAGCGCATCAGACAAAGCTCAGGGAACTGAGGTGATGGACGATGGGAGGTCGTGGAGGCCATGCATTCAAAACGAAGGATGTACGAAAGTCCGAAGCTTTCTTTGGCCTTAATTCGAGTAGTGGCATGTATAACTCGTGGCGCGACAAGCTCAGCAGATTAGAGTTTGCAGCTGTTCAGAGATATACCGGTGATGATTACCGGGACATTAATGACGCGCTGCGAATAAGCGGTTTGTCCAGAGCTAGTCCGGACATCAGGCAATGCGTTGAGGATATGACGAGGGCTCTGAGTAACTTCAACCTTAAGAAAAGCATTACAGTATTCCGTGGTGCTGGCGGAGCAATCTTCGGTGGCAATAAGACAGTCGAAGAGATCAACGCAATGGCAAAAGCGGGTGTGAGGCTCAGAGACAATGGTTTCATGTCCACCTCAGCCTCGCAAGGTGCGAACTTCAGCGGCAAATATCAATTCATTATCACGGTTCCGGCAGGAATGGGACGCGGCGCTTATGTCGCGCCTCTTTCTCATTACAGGAGCGAGAATGAATTCCTGCTCCAGCGAGGGACAACGTTCAAGATCACAAAGGCTGTCCAGAATGGACGGATCACTGAAGTCCATCTGCGTGTTGAGCCTGAAAAGAAAAAGAAGAAGTAATAGGAGGTAAGCAATATGGAGAATAAGCGAAAGGATCGCTTTGTTTCCAAGGAAGGCGAACTGGAGATCATTTATCCCGAAAAGAAGAAGTCGAAGACCACGGGTAAGCCTGCCAAGCCGAATAGGGCGAAGGCAAGTGGTACGCATCAGGGGAAGCGTTGATGCCGAGAAAACCACAACGACCGTGCAGACATCCTGGCTGCGCGAATCTATCGGATGGCGTATATTGCGCAGAGCATCGAGGGTTGTACAGCCGGGAGAATGCTGCGCAGCGAGGATACGATTCCAGATGGCGGGTGGCACGGGCGCGATATCTGAGAAAGCACCCGCTTTGCGTACTGTGCTTGAATTCGGGAAAAGCCACAGCAGCAACCGTGGTTGACCACATCATTCCGCATAGAGGAAATAAACAACTCTTCTGGGATATGTCCAACTGGCAGTCACTCTGTAAGGCGTGCCATGATCAGAAGACGGGAAGCGGCCTGTAATGAATAGGAGGGATATCCCTTGAAGCTCTTTGGACGTTTCAAGGCGCGTGATAAGCCGACAGATTCGGTGAGTTCTGCGCCTGTATTCTACTTTGGAAGTAGTACATCCGGCAAATCGGTTACCGCGCGATCTGCCATTCAGGTGTCTACTGTTTATGCTTGCGTCAGGGTTATTTCGGAGACCATTGCGAGTTTGCCGATGCATGTATTTGAGCAAACAGATGATGGAAACAGAAAAGCTTTGGAGCATCCGCTCTATAAGCTTCTGCATGATGAACCCAATGCAGAAATGACCTCATTTGTTTGGCGTGAGGTCATGCTGACGCACTTGCTGCTCTGGGGTAATGCTTACTGCCAGATTATTCGAAACGGGCGCAATAAGATCCTGAGCCTGTATCCGCTTATGCCGGATCGCATGGAAGTGGATCGAGAGAGCAATGGCCAATTGACATACACATACACGACCAATGATGGTCAGACAGTAAAGCTGAGGCCAGAGGATGTGCTGCACATCCCGGGTCTAGGCTTTGATGGCGTAATGGGCTGTTCGCCGATCGCGCTTGAAAAGAACGCTATTGGCTTGGGTATCGCGGCAGAGGAGTATGGAAGCAAATTCTTCTCCAATGGTGCAACCCCCTCTGGCGTTCTGACGCACCCGAACACAGTCAAGGATCCGCAGCGACTGCGCGAGAGCTGGACAAGAGCCTATGGCGGTTCATCGAACTCTGGCAAAGTGGCGATTCTTGAAGAGGGCATGAAGTTTGACCGAATCTCCATGCCGAACAATGAGGCACAGTTCCTAGAGACGCGTAAGTTTCAGGTGTCTGAGATTTGCCGGATCTATCGTGTGCCGCCGCACTTGGTTGGCGACCTTGAACACGCCACCTTTTCCAATATCGAGCATCAGTCGATCTCGTTTGCAACTCATACCATCCGTCCATGGCTGGTTCGGATTGAACAATCGATCAATCGAGCGCTCTTCTCTGAGAAGGAGAAAGGGCGCTTTTATGTTCAGTTCAATATCGACGGACTTCTGCGGGGTGACTACAAGTCCCGTATGGAGGGCTATGCGATCGCACGCCAAAACGGCTGGATGAATGCCAATGACATCCGAGAGCTCGAGAACTTGAATCCCATTGCTGAAGAGGATGGCGGTAACCTCTATCTGGTCAATGGCAATATGATTCCGATCAACGCGGCAACAGCTGTTGTTGCTGCAGTAGGAGGTGAGAGTAATGAGAACCATCAGCCTTAATGGCTACATCGATGAAGATGTCTGGTATGGCGATGAGATTACGCCTCGGGCACTTCATGAGGAGCTGTATGGCGCAGAGAACGTAAACGCCGATGATGTACGCATTGTCCTCAATTCGTATGGTGGCAACTGCAATGCTGCAACGCGGATGTTCGACGATGTACGCGCATATCCGGGCAAGGTTCATCTTGTGATCTCGGGCACTGCGGCATCGGCAGCGTCAGTTCTTTCGCAGGCTGCCCATCGTGTCGAGATGACACCGGGCAGTCTTTTTATGATCCACGACCCGTCTTGCATGGCTGTGGGTAATGAGAGCGATCTGAGTGAAGCCATTCGACTGCTCAGGGCTTGCAAAGAAAGCATTCTCAACGTTTATGCACGTAGGTCTCGGAGAAGCCGTGAAGAGCTTTCGAACATGATGCGTGAAACGACGTGGATGGATGCCCAGCAGGCACTTGCTGAAGGGTTCATTGACGGCATCGTCGAGGATGTTCCGAGCAATGAGCTGTTCAACTCAGCGGCACCGAGAGTTGTGGATCGTGCTGAAGCAGAGGCAAAGGTACAGAATTGGCTGACCCGATCAAGGGCTAGGCGTCCTGTTCAGAATACTGCGCAGCCACCGAGTCCAGTAGTACCCGCGCCCGAACCCGAAAAGCGAGAAAAGGCAAAGGGAACACCTGTAGACCAGCTGCACAAGCGGCTGAGTTTGATCAAACCGACGAAATAAGGAGGATACGAAAATGAGCAAGGTTATTGAAATGAGACAGAAGCGCAGCGATATCTGGGATCAGGCGAAGGACTTCCTGGATACGCATACCGATGAAAATGGCCTCATGAGCGCAGAGGATACCGCACAGTATGAGCGCATGGAAAAGGACGTTGTCGATCTCGGCCATGCTATCGAGCGCATGGAGCGTGCTGAGCAGATGGAGCGCATGCTCAATGAGCCGGTGGATCAGCCGCTGGTGGGCAAGCCGGATCGCGGCAAGTTTGACGCGAAGAAGGGTGTCAAGAGTGAGACGTATAAGACTGCGTTCTGGAATCACATGCGTGGTCGTT